ATCACCCGATCAATCAAGTAAAGTCTATGGGCTTACTATTCTCAAACTTCATACCCTAATCAAACCAATTAAACCGAATCTAGAAGCAAGCTTCATTACAGATAAGTTTAATGGATGGTCCTGACGGCTTAAAGAATTTAGTAAGTTTGTTAAACAAACTATACCAAAATCATTTAAGCTACAAGAACCCGAGGATGAGGATATATACTGAAGAGAAACCACAAAGGGAGGACCTAATGGTCCTGCCCTCTTATCAAGTCATAATGATATTTTAGCACTTTTAGATCATCCATTAGTCCTTAAAGATTTACTTAAATATAATCAACTAATTAACCCCGAATTATATGAGGTTATAATAGATTTTATAAAACACGTCCTTACTAATACTAAGATAACTTGCAAAGTCAACTTTTTTAAGGTTGGCAAGTTTTCTAATATATTAGAAGGAGGTAACAAAACCAGAATAATAGCCATTTCTGACTTTTTTACTCAGGAATCATTTAAGCATTTAGAAAGGAAAATGATGAAATATCTCCGAAGTCTAACGAACGATGGAACTTTTAACCAGAATCTCCTATCTGATAGGATGCTAAGAGAAACAAGTAATGGGGTTAAACCCATTTATTGTTTCGATCTTAGTAAGGCAACTGACCGATTCCCTATATTTCTACAGAGAGAAATCGTTCGATCATTTACCACACCCGAGATATCACTAGTGTGAGAAAGGCTAATCGTTAATCGTCCATTTTATAGCAAAAGTTTAAACAAAAATCTACAATATGGGACAGGATCACCTCAAGGAGTTTTATCTTCATGATCATCATTTTCCATAGCCCATCATTTGTTGATAAAATTTATCGCCAAATGTTATGGTTTTGGAAATGATTTTCAAGATTATATAGTCCTAGGTGATGATGTTGCCATATTCGAAGAAGTTGTAGCTAAAAACTATAAAAGGATAATTGAAAACAATTATCAAGTTGACATTTCTTCAGCTAAGTCACAAATATGAACACGAAAATGTAGTCACCCCCCTTGTGGGGAAATAGCCAAGAGATTGTTCTCTGGGTCTAGGGAGATAACTCCTATACCATGAAGGTTAATGACCACATGGATCAAGAACCCTTATACAGAATCTTTCAATTTTAAGATTCATATCGAAAGATATAGATTTAATACGGTAGCAAATTGGTCGACCCTTTTACATATGCTGCTCCCTCGGAGAACAGATATACGTAGAAAGTTACTAATAGTTTTGGAAGTCCCATGTCCCCTTATAGGGAAGGACAAGACCAGTTACCCTTTACTCTCGTCTTACTGTGATAAAAATAGCAGTAATCCTGAGATGCAAATAGGTATTTGATCCCGTGTATCAATAAAATATTACACGTGACATTTAAAAAATCTTCTGTTAAGAAAACTTCACAAAAACTTATCAGCAATCCATGAAATTCAAAAAGATTTACTAAAATTCTTTAGAAGTTTAGATCAATTCAAAAAACATGTCGAAGCAATCCCAAAATCACTTCTTGGATTAAAATCATACGAATCACACGATCACCAGAGTATTCGACAAGGCGAGGTTCACCCTATACTACACGTAATACAAAACAGACTGTGAAAGCTCTATGATGTGGAAGATGCAATAGAATCGGTAATTGATCCGATTAGTGAAGCCCGAATAGATGCCTCTGATGAGGAAGGCGGTGAACTTATTAAATTAATAGAAACCGCTGACTTTTCCTTAGACAAAACCTATATTGGTCGTCGTAGAAAAATCAGAAAGTTAATAGCTCTCACTATTATTGAGATATATAACAATTTACCCTTAAATATACAATTCCAATTGGAATAAGTAATTAAGGTTGTTAACACCTAATTAGTTAACAGATTACTATAAAATTTAATTCATAGATAAAATGCCAGGGGGGTTTAATCCTGGTAGAGCTTTGTCC